TTTCATATGCTCGGAGTTGCGGGTGTGTTTGGCGGTGCTTTGTTTGCTGCTATGCACGGAAGCCTTGTTACTTCCTCAATCCTTCGGGAGACCACGGAAGATATCTCACAGAACTATGGCTACAAGTTTGGTCAGGACGAGGAAACTTATAACATCGTAGCAGCCCATGGCTACTTCGGTAGACTTATTTTCCAATATGCCTCTTTTAATAATTCTCGTAGCTTACATTTCTTTTTGGCTACTTGGCCCGTGGTTGGCATATGGCTCACCTCAATGGGCATCTGCACCATGGCTTTCAACCTTAATGGCTTTAACTTTAACCAGTCCGTCGTTGATGTTAACGGCAAGATCATACCAACATGGGCTGATGTATTAAACAGAGCCAACCTTGGCTTTGAAGTTATGCACGAGCGTAACGCACACAACTTTCCACTTGACTTAGCATCAACTGAGTCAACAAACGTAGCCCTTACAGCACCAGCTATAGGGTAAGTCCACGTCCGTTCATCCCTTACGGGACGCATGATTCCTAAGCATGGAACGGGGCTTAGGTATATGGAGATGACACAATGAAAGTTACTTTCGTATATCGTGGCGTTGCTTACACAAAATTTGTGAAGTAATAACAGCACGGGGAGCACCTCAGAGTCGGACTCCCCTGCCCTTGGCACAAGCCTCTACGGAGATACCTTATGCCGTCTAGACGGTAGGGATAGACCTACAAAAATCTCGAGAAAAATTAGTACTAAGCAATATAAACCCAATAACCCATATCAATGGCACAACAGAATAGCACATTGACCACGAGTCTAACACGTCCGGGTCAATCGAATAGTGCAGGCGACGCCAGAGCACTATATTTAAAGTTGTTCTCCGGGGAAATGTTCAAAGGATTTCAGCGTAACACAATCGCTAGAGACCTTGTAATGAAAAGAACTCTTCAAAACGGTAAGAGTCTTCAGTTCATTTTCACCGGTAGAACCACAGCCGAGTATCATACACCCGGCAACAGCATACTAGGTAATGGTGACGGTGCACCTCCAGTAGCTGAAAAAACCATAACTTGCGACGACCTATTAATTAGTTCTGCGTTCGTTTATGAGCTAGATGAAACACTAGCACACTACGATCTAAGAGGAGAGATCTCTAAGAAAATCGGCTACGCATTAGCAGAGAAGTATGACAGAAAGATCTTCAGATCAATCACCAAGGCAGCTAGACAAGCTAGTCCTATCACTAAGACTAACTTCGTTGAGCCCGGTGGAACACAGATCCGTGTAGGTACAACTACAAACGCATCTGACGCTTATAGCTCTTCAGCTCTAGTAAACGCTTTCTACGATGCAGCAGCTGCATTAGACGAGAAAGGAGTTTCTGGCGACGGAAGAGTTGCTGTGTTGAACCCAAGACAATACTACGAACTAATACAAGCTGTTGGTTCTAACGGTCTTATCAACAGAGACGAGCAAGGTGACGCATTACAGTCAGGTAATGGCATCATCGAAATTGCTGGAATCAAAATCTTCAAGTCAATGAACATTCCGTTCTTTGGTAGATTTGGTACTAAGTACGGTACAGGTTCTGCAACAAACCCCGGAGTAACAGATCCCGGAAACACAGGCAGCTTCACAGAAGTTGTTATGGAAGACGAGACAGCTGGTACATCAGCTACTAAGACTGTTAACTCTTACGGTAATGGTAACTCTGACTTCGAGAACTCATGTGGACTTATCTTCCAGAAGGAAGCCGCTGGTGTTGTTGAAGCAATCGGACCACAAGTACAGGTAACAAGCGGAGACATATCCGTGGTTTACCAAGGTGACGTAATCCTAGGTCGCCTAGCAATGGGAGCTGACGCACTTAACCCTGCTGCTGCTATCGAATTATTCGCTGGTACAGCAACTAAGCCTTCTGCTTTCTCATAATTTATATTTTATACGGGAGCTTCGGCTCCCTTTTTTCTTATGGCTACCACAACTATTGACACCGATACCGAACTATCCGCAGTTAACTCAATACTGGGAGCTATCGGACAAGCACCAATAACACAATTAAAAGATCCCACCACTGGAGCTATAGCTAACGCTAACCCAGAAATACAATTTATATATAATCTACTACGTGATGCAAATGTTGACACACAGGCGGAAGGCTGGCACTTCAACAGAGAACGTCATGTAACATTTAACAAAGACTCTACTACAAACAAAATTGCTATATCAAATGACATAGTTAAGATAGATTTACCAGATAACTGGAGTAGAAGACATTATAATTTTGTTAGACGTGGTGGGTTCTTATATGATAAGATCAAGCATACTGATGTCTTTACTGACATGGCTGACTCAATCGAGTTGGATGTGATTAGATTATATAACTATGAAGATCTACCTCCTGTATTTAAAAGATATATAACTTACAGAGCCTCACGTATGGCAGCTACACAGCTTGTAGCTAACCCACAACTTGTACAATTATTAGGACAGCAAGAATCTTTATCACGTGCTGCTCTTATGGAGTATGAGTGCAATCAGGGTAATCATAGTATGTTTGGATTTGAAGATGATACAGCATACACTACTTATCAACCATGGAGAAACATTAGAAGATAATGGCAGGCATTACACAAACTATCCCTAGCTTTGTCTCGGGCATTTCAGAACAACCAGATCACTTAAAATTCCAAGGGCAAGTTAGAGATATTGTAAATGCAATACCTGATATTACACTTGGACTATATAAAAGACCGGGTTCGAAACGTATAGGAACTGCACCTCTCTCTAATGTACAGAGTGGTGGTTCTTGGTTTCATTACTTTCGTGATGAGACAGAAGGATCTTATATAGGTCAAGTCGCAGCTGACGGACAAGTCAGAGTCTGGCGTTGTAGTGACGGACAGCTGATGACTACAGCCTATGGTACAGGTGGTCAAACAGCTATACAAAACTATCTCGCAACAAGTGAACCAGAAAATTTACAGTTCCTTACTATCAACGACACTACCTTTGTTAGCAGTCGTGATACTACTAATCCTAATACTGCCATAGGTACAACAGGAACTACAGATGATAGACCAGAAGCTCACTGTGCTATGGTCGAACTACTACGAACAGAAAATGGACGTCAATACGGTATTAATATATACGATAGCTCTGCTACTTCTAGCCTCACTACTGTAAAGCGAGCAACTAAAGTTAAGATTACTAATCATAGTTTTGATGAAGGTGATGGATCTGGACACTGTCCCGGTATAGGTACAGAGGTATATGCTGTTACAGCTAAAGGCAGTTATGGTGCATCAGAAAATATAAGTTTTGTACAAAACAGTTCGGGCAGTACAATTACATCAGGTAAAACTAATTTAACATTTCGTGTTACAGCCCTCGGTCAGCAAGGTGTTAGCCCTAACTATAGTGCTAGCAGCAACGGTCCGGGTGGACAGAACTACAGGTGTAGTTATAATATAGAAGTTGTATTATTACATGGTGGAGAAGGTTGGGATGTTGGTGACGTAATTCAAGTTATACCAGATCATGCTTCAGCTGCTAATAGCTCTGATTCGCAAGCATTTGTAAATGTAGAGGTAACAGAGATAGAAACTACACAGGTTAAAGCTACACTATCTAGTGCAGGCGATGGTCTCATACGTCCAGCTCCTACACCATTTGATGCTGATACAGCCGTTACAGCTGATACTATATTAGCTGGTATAACAGCACAGTTACCAGCTGGTATCAGTGCTAAGGTTATAGGACCGGGTATATATCTATCTAGTGCTAACCCGTTTAACGTTGAAATAGCTGAAGAAGATCTTATGAGAGTCTTCCAAAAGACTATTAACGAAGTAACTTTGCTACCTAATATGTGTAGACATGGTTATATAGTACAAGTTAAGAACGCTAGAATGTCTGAGGAAGATGATTACTACCTAAGATTTGACGGCGAAAACCAGCTTGATGGAGCAGGGTCTTGGACAGAATGTGCAAAACCGCTTATAGCTAAAACTTTAACAAACATGCCGTTAGTTATACAACGGACAGCTACAACTACATTTACTGTAAGACAGTTTACGTATCAGGATAGACGAGTTGGTGATGATAATACTAACCCATTACCTACATTTGTCGGTAAACGTATTAATAAAGTATTGTTTTTCCGTAACAGATTAGCATTATTAGCAGGCGAAAACGTCATATTATCTAGACCGGGTACGTTAGGTACACCTGATTTCTTTATAGAATCAGCTCTCACTGTGTCCGCTAGTGACCCTATTGACATATCTGCTGCCTCTATGTTTCCATCTGATATATTT